CTCTCGGGGGGCCCTGTGCGCATGCGCGCGGGGTGCTAGGATCTAAGTAGGGCCCGAGAGCCCTGACAAATACTAGCTGGTTCTTCTGCGAAACGGCCGCAAGGCTGCCTTTATCTGCATGTCCGTTAGGACAGAGGTAGACGATGCCTACGCAAGCGTACACGAAGACGGTCCGAGATGGGTATACACAAACCCATATGACCTGTTCCGCCACTGGTACGAACGCATATGAAGCGTCGTACATTGACGACTCAGGACCTCCTGTTTCTTGGGAGGACACCGTTAACTTTGGAGCTTCGCTCCAAGGTTGGCGATGGCTCATTGCAGAGGGGCTTAATGCCACGACTGCAATGTCGGGATTCCGTCGTAAGGTACTCAAGAATCAGTGGGGTTGGCAGGAGGTCCGTGCCTATTTAAACTCTAACCCGAGTCATCGGGTCAAGGGTGGGCACTATGGCCTACTGTTTGCTCCCACTGTTCCTGCTAGCTTAGCATCGGCCGATGCGGGTGACGCGGATAGGAATGCCGCGTCGGAGATGTGGAAGAAAGTCTTTCAGGCTCATACTGGCTTTCAAAGCCAGATACTCGCCGGAGAGACCCCTGAAGCACTCCGAATGATTCGGACTCGCGCCCTCTCACTTTTCCAAGGGTTTCGTCGCTATATCTCCGGCGCAAAGAAGCGCCGGCGGCGACGAGCCAGTGGACGTGAGAGACAACGCGACGTGGCGAAGCTTTGGATCGAATATCAATTCGGTTGGGCTCCGCTTTTCTCCGATATCGAGAACGCCGTTGGTGCTCTCCAGCACCCTCGGAGTGATCGAAAGTTCATCTCTGCTTTCTCACAACACGATTCAAATCCTGTTGTTATTGAAGGAGAGACTGCAGCTGGGCCGTGCATTTATAAACAATCTGCACGGTTTCTTCGGAGTTACTACGTCAAGTACTACGGCGTAGTTCGCATGGATCCGTCCTATACAGCGTCAGGTGCCCTAAAGCACTGGGGGATCTCCACTCAGGAGTTCCTTCCGACGTTGTGGGAATTGATGCCATGGTCCTTCGCTATTGATTACTTCACCAATCTTGGTGAGATAGTCAGAGCGCGGTCGTATTACTCGGTTCGGCCTCAATGGGTGTCAAAACTCATCAGGCAGAAGCGGGTTGGTCGCTATTCAGCGCACGGTGCGCGGTTAGATCCCGCGTTCACCAGTGCCTGGACGGTGACCGATACAACCGATCAACAGTCCCTGTTCGAGATCGAATCATCAGCTACCTTACGTGTCAGGAAAGCCACCCTTGAGTTACCGACGCTCTCATTTGAGCTACCCGGTCCTAAGCAGTGGCTTAACCTTCGCGCGCTGGTTGAGTTGATGAACGATTCTCGTCGACCCTAAACCAATTGCCTGGAGCCTTATATGTTAAAGACTGAGACTCAGAAGGCGACCTTCACGTACGGTCGTATACGCTCTACGTTCATTCCGCCCACGGGGGGAGCCCCGGCGCTTATGATGTTCGAGTACCAAACTCCTGATTACAGTGGATCCTTCTTTGAAGGAACCCTGAGCCAGAAATGGTGCACTCGCATGTCATGGAGCATCGAGGTTGTCCCCAAAGACGGACGGTGGATGGTTCACCCAGCTGATCGCTGGAGCCATGCACGAACGCTGCGTATGATGGCCGAACAGTCTGCATCTGACGCAAGTCGGATGCTGACTGACGCCCTCATCGAGGGCGAGTTACGATGAAGGATCACAATGAGGTGACTCATGATGACCGTGCCCGGGACCATAAACGGTTCCGCACAAAACGGGGGATTTGGATCTCCCACGTTCACTACCTCGGCGTCCTCCACGACTTTCCCCAACGGGAAGGGTTACGTGGTGACCAACAAGGGAGGTACCCAGCCGGGTACTGTGGACGTTCATTCAGCCACTCGCCCCTTCAGCATGCTGGTGACAAAACCAGCTGTTGTCCGGGGCTTGCCGGCCGTCAATCAGACGTCCGGAGTGCTCCCCAACGTGCCCGTCAACAAGTATGCGCTATCGACCCGAAAAGGGTTGACGGTGCTTGCCGGGCAGGCGTCGGTGAATGGGTCTATCCAGACCCACATCAACGTGCCTGCCGGTGCGGATATCGCGGACATCGCAAATGTGCGAGCCATGATTTCCGCCCACGTCGGCGCCCTGAATCAGATGTCTGCCGAACTTGGCGAGACAGCTGCCACGGGCGAGATTTAGGACATGAGTCCCAAGTCTCGGACCAGGATCAAGTACCTGGTCGCTTCGTTGCTCGGCCTCTTCGCCGGAGTTTCGGCTCCACCGATTGCACAGGATCCACCTTTATGGGTGCCCTGTGAGTCGGCGGGGTCGGAATCCGACGAACGCTGAGAAATCACGTTCGGGGGGATCTGGGCTGATCGCGAAGGATCGCGACGCTCTTTTCTCCTGCGTCAGTGATGATGTCGCTCCGATTCTGAATGAGTCGGAATCATTCCCAGAGTGGTGCCGAATCGCCTGCGAAGCTCTGCTCCGTTCACTTCTTAAGAAGTGGAAGGAGTCGGGCCCGAAGGCTAAGGACACTGCTGCTCTTACCTTTCTCGAGGCTAATCACCTCAGTTCGGTATGGGAGTGGTCACGGGAGAACGGCTCTGTCGCTGAGGAGACCTTAGGTCTTTTCAAGACGGAGCTGGATAACTTCTTCCATGATGGGCCTCGTATGCTCCTCTCCTCGTATAGTGATATACTTGAGGGGGCTCGTACGGGTCCTGGTAGTGCGCTTCAAGCGGACGGCCAAAGCTTCTATGCGAAGCTGGGTAGTTCGCCCACGCTCACTGCGACGTCTCAGTTCCTGTACGACGTGTACAGGGCCTACGTGAACTTGTTCCCTACCTGGGCAGCAGGCGAAAGCCTGAGATCTGCTCAAACGGAGACACCCGTCACGTTAGTTGACTCTAGCAAGTTGGTTTTCGTTCCGAAGACCGTTGCTACAGAGAGAGCGATCTGTGTTGAACCGTCGATCAACATGTTCCTCCAGCTTGGTCTAGAAGACGTCTTTCGACGTCGAATGGGCCACTGCTGGAATGTTGATCTAGCGGTTCAGCCAGATCTCAATCGGCTCCTTGCTCGCATCGGGTCCAGGGATGGCGATTTCGCCACCCTGGATCTGTCGAGCGCCTCGGACCGGATATCCGTCCGTCTCTGTAAGGACGTGTTACCTAAGTGGGTCTTTGACCTCCTGATGGAATTACGCGTCCCTAACACGACGTTAGCGGACTACGGTATCAAGGTGGGGCTTGGGATGATGAGCACCATGGGGAATGGTTTTACCTTTCCCTTGATGACCATCTTACTCAGCTGTGCAGTTCGCGCCGTGTATCGCCACAAGGGGATCCCTATAAAGGATAACCCACGTGTCGGGTACGTCGGATATAATGTCCCTGGGAACTGGGCCGTGTTTGGAGACGACATCATCGTGTGCCGAGAGGCATACGATGACATTGTTGTCTTCTTACATCAGCTTGGTTTCCAGGTTAACATCGCGAAGTCCTTTAATACAGGACCGTTTCGCGAATCTTGTGGACATGACTACGCAAGTGGCCATGACGTGCGGGGGGTATACCTGAAAAGGTTGACCTCGCTGCAAGATATCGCGATCGCCGTGAACCTGCTGAATGACTGGACTTTTAGGACAGGCATTCCGCTTCGCAAGTCGGTACGGTACCTTATGGAGGGTCTGACCCTTCCATTTGTGCCGTATGCCGATCCAGTCGATGCGGGTGTCCGTGTCCCGTCCAGCATTTATGCCGGGAAGCTTAGGAACCAAAAGGTATGCTATCGCGCGTACCTTGTAAGACCTAAGTCGTACCGGATTGGAGATGGAGTCATCCATTCTCCTCGCGGGGGACGCCGGTGGTTCTACAATAGTGAAATGCTGTTGTTGAGCCTCCTTAAGGGCGAGCTTCGGACTGGGAAGATTTCCGTTAGGCATAACGAGAATCTATACCAGACGAGGTGGCGTGTTACTCCCTATTGGGACTACATGCCAACGTCTATCTGGGTTAATCCCCGGGCAGACTGGCGGCGTTGGAAAAACGCCGTCGAGGA